TTATGGGAATGCCGCTACGCGTTACAGATCTTCCGCCTAACATCGTCGACACTGTCTTCGAGGGTTACGTCGAAGGCTGGTCTTTCAGGGCCAGTTATAACTCGCTATTCATTACGATAAACGCTTCTCCGCTGGAGTTCTCGCAAGTGACACTCCGCTGGAATCAAGTGTCAGCGAGCGAGTATTGGAATACAATAAGCCCAACTCTTACATGGGAAAACGCGATCGGATCGGTGGCATAACATGGCAACTACTACTACGAACTTCGGCTGGGACATTCCACAGTCGACCGACTTGGTCAAGGACGGCGCGACAGCGATCGCAGCTCTTGGTCAGGACATCGACACCGCTTTCGTCGATCTTAAAGGCGGAACGACTGGCCAAGTATTAGCAAAAGCTTCTGGAACAGATCTCGATTACACGTGGGTAAATCCAGAAGTCGGAGACATTACAGCGGTAACGGCTGGCACTGGTCTAACTGGTGGCGGAACTTCTGGAGCTGTAAGCCTTGCATTCGACCAAGCTAATTATGGCGGCGGTCAATGGGCAGCGGGTAAAAATAAAATCATTAACGGAGATTTCAACATAAATCAGAGAGCGTTTACTACTGGAACAACTAACGCGGCTTATGTGTTCGATCGATTCCGTATGTTTAACGGTGATGGAACAGTGACAGGAACAGCTCAAACTTTTACGCTTGGAGCTGCGCCAGTATCAGGATACGAAGCTAAGAACTATTTTAGTCTTCAGTCAACAGGACAAACGACTTCGACAGCTAACTCACGTCTAGCGCAGGACATCGAAAGCGTAAGAACTTTAGCTGGGCAGACAGCCACAGTTTCATTCTGGGCGAAGGCCGCCAGCGGTACTCCAAAAATTGCAGTAGAACTAGCTCAGGAGTTCGGATCAGGTGGATCCTCTGCTGTAAACACTTACGGCGGCCAAGCAACACTTTCGACTTCTTGGGCGCGTTATTCTGTAAGTGTTGCAGTACCAAGCATTTCAGGAAAAACAATCGGCACAAATGATTATTTACGTTTAGCTTTATGGACTTCGGCTGGAAGTTCTTTCAATTCACGAACTGGAACTCTTGGCATTCAGACAAACACTATTGACTTCTGGGGCGTACAGGTCGAAGCGGGATCTACAGCTACTCCGTTCCAAACGGCCAGCGGCTCTATCGGCGGGGAACTTAGTATCTGCCAGCGTTACTACTGGCGAGCAGGTGGAGATTCTGTATTCCAAGGTTTTGGAAATGGTGCTGGCAATTCATCGACGATCGTGCAAGCTTTTATTCCGAATCCTGTAACTATGCGTGTGGCAGCTACTTCATTAGAGTTTAGTAATCTTGGCGTTACAGATACAGTATCGACAATAGCGGTTACAGCGTTAAACACAAATCTAGCCCAAGCGGGTAAAAACGGTCAGATAGTTAACTTTTATGTAGCCTCTGGATTAACTCAATTCAGACCATACATAGTCAATGCAAATAATTCTACGAGTGCCTACATAGGCTTTAGTGCGGAGTTGTAAAATGGAAAATGTTACTTTTTTTACAGATGAACTATCAGGCGTGGAACACGCAATAATCGACCGCGGGAATAATGAGTTTACTTCTATGCCTAAGTCGATTTACGACGCGCAACAGGCAGCGATTAGCGAATGAACTACCCAATCGGAACAGCTGCGGCCGTCGTAGAAGTAGCTCTTAAAGAAGTCGGAACGATCGAAGAAGGCGATAACCTTACGAAGTACGGAAAGTTTACTAAAGCGGACGGTCTGCCATGGTGCGGATCTTTCGTAAATTGGTGCTTCCATGAAGCGGGCGTGAAGCTTCCATCGATGGTCTCTACAGCTGCGGGAGCGCATAAGCTTAAAGAAGTAAGTCGCTGGGTAGAGCTAGAGCCTAAGATCGGCGATCTTGCATTCATGGACTTTCCTCACGATGGCGTCGATCGTATCTCACACATCGGAATTGTCGTAGGCGTTAAGTCGAAGACTGTTATTACTATCGAAGGTAATACTTCGGGAACTGGCGATCAGCGTAACGGCGGAATGGTCATGATTAAAGAGCGGGCATTCGGGAGCGGTAAAGAGATCGTAGGCTTCGGACGTCCTAAGTTCGTGGCTTATGCTGGCGATTATCCAGTCGTCGAAGTACCTACTCAGTCGGCAGCGAAGCCGAAGATCAAGGAGAAGAAAGATGGAAAACTTAAAAGCGTTACTCGCAAGCTGGGCGCGTAGCTTCTTAGCTGCGGGAATTGCGGTTTACATGGCGGGAGTCACAGATCCTAAAGCGATTCTTACAGCTGGCGCAGCCGCTGTTCTGCCTGTCGTTCTGCGCTGGCTTAACCCTAAAGATTCAGCGTTCGGGTTACAGGGGAAGTGACTCGGGTACTACTCGCGGGAAGTCTGGCCTTAGTCCTTTCGGTCGGGCTTTCCGCTTGTGGTTATCAGGGCTGGATTCGCTATGAATGCCAAGAATACGAGAACTGGCAAAAGCCAGAATGCCAAGAGCCGCAGTGTATCCCTACTGGAACATGCACTAGCGACGTCCTTGGAGAAGAAGCTCCACAGCCCATCGCGACGCCGTAGTCCAGAAGATGTCCACGCGACTCTCATTCTTATAATCGGCTCTACGTTAGCCGCTGTCTTCTTGATCGTAACGCTTGGCATTACTTACGCGCTTATCTTCGTTACGCAGCCGATCGGTAATCAAGCTCCGAACGACGCCGCATTCATCGACTTATTAAAGACGTTAGCGATCTTCTTAACTGGATCACTAGGCGGAGTTCTGGCGGGTAATGGATTAAAGTCCAAGCCGAAAACACCAATCGACACGCCGACATCTACGCGGGAATCTTGACCTATGCGCGTTCTTGCTTCACTCTTTACATAGGGAGCGCGAACGTCGTTCCCAGTATCGGGAGCAATAATGAACGAATTATCTATCGTGATCTTCATGCTAATAGCTGGGATCTTATGGGCAGCGATGAGCTACTCAGTCGGTTATCGAGAAGGCCAGCGCGAAGGCTTTAAGCGCGGTCGAGCTGTGTCTCGTCACGCAGCTAAGGACGTGCGCTAATGAGCTTCTTAGACAATTACGAAGACGTCGCCGCGAGAATTGCCCGCCTATGGGCTACACACCCGACAGCTAGAGTCCAGACGAACATCGTGGACTTTAACGCCGAGAAGGGTTATGTCCTGATTCAAGCGATGATCTTCCGCGAATACGAAGACGTTAATCCGTCAGCTACAGATTACGCATTCGGTAACGTAGCGACGTATAACGTCAACATGAAAAAGTTCTTCGTCGAGGACACTGTTACGTCGGCTATCGGTCGAGCGATCGGCTTACTACTTGGAGCAGATAAGCGTCCAACGCGTCAGGACATGGAGAAAGTCGAGACAATCAGCGCGAAGGTAGCGAACTCAACGGCAGACGATTACGACCCTTGGACAGTCAAGTTCGGCGAAGTGCCAAGCTACAAGACGGCAGAAGAAGCCGAGCAGAGCGGCATTCCTAGCCTTGGATCATCGATGGACGAAATCGCTAAGCAGCTGGGCGGAGAGCTAATTCCAGAAGCTCCACAGTGCAGCCATGGCCATCGAATCTTTAAGACTGGCGAAGCTAAAACTGGTAAGGCTTGGGGCGGCTGGTTCTGCGTCCAGAAGACTAAGGCGACACAGTGTTCGCCGCTCTGGTACGTCTTAGCCAGCGATGGCAAGTGGAAGCCACAGGTCTAAAGATGAGCGATCTAATTGAGATTATCTATCCGCAATCTATGACAGCCAAGCTTCTACAAAATGGCGAAGTAATCGCCGAGTATAAGATCGAACAGTGCGACAGCTGCTCCAGATTAAAGAAGCTGGACGCTTTCGGTTATACCAAGGGCCAAGGCGGAGAGAAGTTAACTTGGCTCTGCGGTGACTGTAGATGAAAATTAAACCGACGATCGAAGATAAGGTCTTAGCTCACACAGTAGCTCTAGAACGAATCGCCCAGATCCAAGGTCACGCAGACGATCACAGTCGCTACGACAGAGAACTCGGCTTCCATGATTACGTCGCGCAAGTGGCCGAATCAATCGTGGCCGAGATTCTGGTAGCGCGTTACTTAGGCTTTATCGACTTCGATCCCCGGGCTTCACAGTTTAAGAAGACGGCAGATGTCGGAAGCTTTATCGAAGTAAAGTGGACGCGTTACGAATCTGGTCAGCTCATAATCTACGAAGGTGATCGACAGAGTGATGTCGCTGTTCTAGTCGTGGGAACTAGCCCGAATTACAGGTTAGCGGGCTGGATACCTGTAGCTATGGCTAAGCGTCCACGATACAAACACGCTAAGCAGCCGACTTGGTGGGTTACGCAACAGAATCTACAGCCGATCGAGAATCTTAAAGGGAGTAACTATGGACAAGCTGCGCTTTAAGTGCCGAGTCTGCAAGAAGGACACCGAACAGCTTATTCGTGTAATTACAGATAATCTTCCAGATAATGTAAAGACGATCCAGTGCTGCGTCTGCTCGACTATGACAGTGGCACTAATTGGAGAAGCTAATGGCGACCTATGAATACCGCTGCGAAGTGTGTAGTAAAGAGCTAGAAGTCCAGCGATCCATCGATGACACACTGGCCAGAGATCCTTACTGTCCTAATTGCACTGTTCCCATGAAGCGCATTTACTCGTTAGGTGGGATCGTGTTTAAGGGTAACGGCTGGGGCGGTAAGCCATGAAGATTCTAGATCTATTCTGCGGCGGCGGCGGGGCTTCGGTGGGCTATGCGAGGGCTGGCTTTACCGTTATCGGCGTCGACATGGTACGTAAGAAGAATTATCCTTACGAGTTCATTAAGGGCGACGCTATGGAGATTCTTAAAGACTTGGACTTCCTAAATCAATTCGACGTTATTCACGCTTCGCCGCCTTGCCAGTTCTACACAGTGGCAGGAAACCTTATGCGAGCGCAAGGAAACACGACATCGAAGCCCGATCTACTCGATCCAGTACGTCAAGCCTTAATCGCTTGGGGCGGTAAATACATCATCGAGAACGTAGTAGGCGCGCCTATGGGTGGAGTTACCTTATGCGGCTCTTCGTTCGGATTAAAGGTCAGACGTCACCGTAAGTTCGAGTCAAACATGGAACTAACATCGCTCGAATGCAGACATAAAGAACAAGGCCGTCCAGTGGGAGTCTATGGATCAATGAACGATGAGATCCCGAAAGGCGGACGTACAGCTAAGACACTTAAAGAAGGTCAGGACGCGATGGGTATCGACTGGCTTGGCTGGAACTCACTTAAAGAGTCGATTCCGCCAATCTATACAGAACATTTAGGACGTCAGATTATGGAGCAACTATGAAGAAGTTATCCACAGACGTTATCCACAGGCTGTTGAACACGCCCAAGACTACGCTCATTACACTGTTAAACTTGACAGTCTTGGTACGCTGTCATCGCTTGAAGCGAGCCGCTGGAGCGGATAGCTCGCAAGGGCGAATGCAGCTAATGGGCGCGGTCTATGTCCTAGCGGCCATCACTTCAATAACAAGCATTTCAGAAGCAACAGCTAAGAACTATTCGATAGATCATCTAAAGCTCTACGCACATAGTCGAATCCTTGACTATAAAGAGTTCCAATGCTTTAACAAGATCATAACTAAGGAATCTCGGTGGTCTTACGTAGCGAAGAATGGAAGTCATTACGGACTAGGCCAAATGAAGTCCAAGCATTACAGAGACTTAGATCCATTCAGACAGATAGACGCTACTCTTAAATACATTACGAATCGTTATGGAAGCAGCTGTAAAGCGTGGGCATTCCATCAAGATAGGAACTATTACTAATGACTCTACACTCACAGCGTAAGAGCAACTCGACACAATGGAAAAAGCTACGCCTACGCATTCTAAATCGTGATGGCTGGATCTGCTTCTGGTGTGGAAGTGAAGCCAATACTTGCGACCATGTAATACCTGTAGCAAGAGGCGGATCAGATGATCCAGATAACCTAGTAGCTGCGTGTAAGCGATGTAACTTCTCTCGTCAAGATAGACTCCCAGAGGAAATGGACATGATTAAAACTAAGAAGGCTGGGCTTTTTTTAGATGGGAGTTCCAC